TGCTGAAAAAACGCACTATTGCTAATAAGAATAGGCTCATCTTGCCTATCAAATCTAAAGTGGCAGATGAGCAGCCTTTCCCGCAGTGGCAGGGCTTAATGACAGTTAGTTACACACTGGGCAAGCCGGTAGAGGAGGAAATAAATTATGGCTATTAACAAAAAAAGCAGTCAGACCACTAAGCCTGAACGCTTGATTTATGTAGGCCCGTCTTACAAAAACGGAAAGTTATTGAAATATCAGGTATTCATTGGCGGGTTACCAACTCATATTGATGATGTATTTGAAAAGTGTCCGCAAATTAAAAAACTGTTTGTAGCTGTTTCAGAATTGCCAGAAGCTGAAAGGGCTATTGCAAAAGCGGGAACACCTATGAATAAATATTACCAAGCTGCTGTTTTGGCAGAAAAGGAGGAATAACATATGGCATATAAGCATGGCGTATATACATCTGAGGTGCCAACATCTATTGTTCCGGCAGTAAATTCTACTGCTGGGTTACCAGTTGTTTTTGGTACGGCTCCAATTCATTTGGCAAGTAACAGAGCAGAGGTTAATAAACCTATTTTGTGCTATACATATGCAGAAGCGGTAGCAGCTATGGGATACAGTGAAGATTGGGAGAAATACACTCTTTGCGAAACTATTTATAGCCAATATTCGCTTTATGCAGTTTCACCGACAGTTTTTGTTAATGTTTTAGATCCAAAAAAACATAAAGCAACGGTCAGTGATAAAGAAGTTCAGTTTAACAGTGAAAAAACGGTGATTGTAAATGATCCAGTGTTACTTGAAACATTGAAAGTAAAAAAAGCATCTGCCGGACAACCGCTGACGGAAGGCGTTGACTATGAAGCTGCTTTTGACAGTGATGGGAATTTAGTAATTACTGCATTAAGTGGCGGACAGCTTACAGACAGTGCTTTTTTGGACTATGAAAAAATTGATCCCTCAGCCGTGGATAAGGATGACATTATTGGTGGTATTGATATCAGTACGGGCGCATACACAGGTCTTGAGAATCTTTCAAAAGTATTTCCTCTGTATCGTTTAGTACCTGGTATGGTGCTTGCTCCTGGTTGGACACACGATCCAGAAGTGGCCGCTGTTATGACTGCCAAAGCAAGTACTATTAACGGTTTGTTTAAAGCTTCTGTTTTGGTAGATGTTCCGGCTGACACAGTAAGAAAATATACCGATGTTCCGGCTTGGAAAAATAATAACAATTATGTTGGAGTGGATCAAATAGTCTGCTGGCCTATGGTAAAACTTGGCGAAAAGAAATATCATCTTTCTACTGCGGTAATGGGTGCGATGGGCGTTTTGGATGCAAAAAATGATGATATTCCCTATGAAAGTCCTTCAAATAAAAATATACAAATGGATGGTTTATGTTTGTCTGATGGAACTGAAGTGGTTTTAGATCTGGAACAAGCTAATTATCTTAATGGGCAGGGTGTAGTTACTGCCCTGAACTTTATCGGTGGATGGAAGTTGTGGGGGAATCGTACTGGTTGTTATCCTGCAAATACAGATGTAAAAGACAATTTTATTTGTTTACGGCGTATGTTCAATTGGCATGCACAGACCTTTATTCAAAGTTATTGGTCTAAAGTAGATAACCCGATGAACAAACGACTTATTGATCTTGTCGTGGATAGCGAAAATATTCGCATTAATGGATTTGTTTCAAGAGGGTTCTTGCTTGGTGGAAGAATTGAATATTTGAAAGAGGAGAATCCAACAACAGATCAGATGGATGGTATTGTAAGATTCCATACTTATTTTACGCCGCCGGTTCCGGCACGTGTCATTGAAAATACTATCGAGTTTGATACGTCTTATCTTGAGACGTTGTTTGGTTAATGAGGAGGATGAAAGATGAGTAATAATGTTGTTCCGGAAAAGCTAATTAACTTTAGAGCCTATAATGACGGAAATGATCTTCTTGGCGTAACTGATGTCCAGCTACCGTCTTTGGATGCAATGACCGAAACAGTAAAGGGTGCTGGTATTGCCGGTGAGGTAGACAGTCCTGTTTTAGGGCACTTTG